AAGTCGGGAAGCGGTACCGGTTCATCCCGGGCGCCGAGGCTGCCGGTGCGTACAACCCGGACAACCCCTATGGGTCGTGGTCCGGGAACGCGCTAAACCTGAAGGCCTACAATCCCGATGATCTGGTCAAGGTCAAGGGAATCCCGATCTATAAGCAGATGACACGGGAGCCGTTCATCAAAGCCCCGTTGCAGCAGAAGAAGACCGCCCTGCTTTCCGTGCCCTGGTCCGTGGATCCCGCCTCAAACGATCCGCGCCATATCCTGCAGGCAAAGTTTGTGAAGCAGTGCCTAAAGAAAATCAAGGGCGGCTTCCATCGCGACATGTACGAGATGTGCGACGCGCTGGATTGCGGATGGTCATTGCTCGAGCAGATCTGGGACGTGGTCCCTGCAGGGGAGTTCGCCGGGAAGATATGGATCACGGCGCTCAAGTCCAAGGATCCTGAGTATTTCGACTTTGCCTTTGACGAGTTCATGAACATCAAGCCCGAGGGCATCATTATGACCCGGGCAGCCGACGGAAGAATCGATGTCCCGCTGCCGTCGAACAAGTTTTTTGTTTTCTCATACCTGAAGCGATACGAGAACGCCTACGGTTCGAGCGATCTCCGTGCCGCATACCGCGCGTACTGGATCAAGGACACTGCCTGGAAGCTCCGGTCTGTGTACATGGAGCGCTTCAGCGGGAACAACCTGAAGGGCAAGTACCCGCGCAACAAGGACGCAGAGACGAACAAAAACACGCTGCTTTCAATCTTCCGCTCCTGGCAAAACGAGACAGGCATAGCGATCCCCGAGGACCTCGAAGTCGAGGTGATGGAGGTTGCAACCTCGAACGAGAGCGAATACTCCCGGTCGATATCGGACTGCAACAAGGAAATGGCGATCGCGATCCTGGGCGAAACGCTTACCGTGGACGAGGGCAGAAAAACCGGCGCACGGAATATGGGCGAGATTCACGCCGCGGTAGCCGAGCTTCTTGTTTTGTTCCTGGACATGACGCTCACCTCGGACATCAACGAGCAGCTTATAAAGCCGCTGATCGATGCGAATTTTGCGGACGTGGACGAGTACCCCGAGTTCTTCTTCTTTCCCCGGGATTACGATCCTGTCGCGTTCGGTGAATTCGTGAAGGCCATGCAGGAAGCCGGGGTCAAGGTCTCGAAGAAGTGGGTTCAGCTCCGGACCAGGATGCCCGAGCCGAGCGGGGAAGATGATACGTTGGAACCGGTTGCAACTGCGGCTCCGGCAGGACTCCCCTCATCCCAGCCTTCTCCCCAAGGGGTAGAAGGTGCGCCGGTGACGGGACAGGAGTTGCAGACTACGCAGGCAACAGTCCTGAATGGTGCCCAGGTAACGGCAGCAACTGCGATCGTAGAATCGGTAGCCGCCGGCACTATCCCGCGTGATTCTGGAATAGGCCAGCTAATGGTGTTGTTCAATTTGAACACCGATCAAGCCAACCAGATCATGGGCAGCGCCGGCAAGCCGGGCACAACGACCACGCCCGTCGTTAATCCCGGAGCTACGGAGCCGGGAGGGCAACCCGCCATCCCTGCTATCAAATCTTCACAGGAACCGGCGAAGCTTGCGGAACCGGCCGCAAAGGCCAACGGGTACCGCCGGGAACTTTCTCAGTGGGAATCGTTCGCCGAGATTCCTAAAGTTGATAAGCGGCTGCTCCGGCTTACGGACAAGGCAAAGGCGATCGCGCGTCCGGCATACGAAAAGATATTCGATTACGTGCTGAAGCAGGTCCAGTCAAAGAACGTTCTTGCATCCAAGGACTTCGCCGCGGCCGCGAGAATCGCCGTGAATCCGGCGCCGCTCAAGGACGTTATCTTCAAGACGTTGCTCACCGGCAACATGATGGGCCGTGCCGATGCGGTCATAAACTGTCAGAACCAGGGCTTCGAATTCGGCAGAATCAAAAAATTTGCCGAGGTCGCGTTCGACTGGGAAGTCCTGGACGAGCCGTTCACTCCGGAGGAAGCCGCGAAGTTCTTCTCCGGGAAAGTGCCCATGACCCGGTCGGAATTCGATGCGCTTACGACGCAACTCCAGGGCCAGGCATTCTATGTTTCGGGGCTGGACAAGCTAGCGATCGAGCGGGATGTAAAGACGCTCCTGACCGACGCCCTGAACAACGGCATGACGCTGGAACAGTTCAAATTCAAACTGCAGGAAATGCAGATAAAATACTCTGCCCCGGTTTACGGCCGGGAGGGCACGGCTGGCGAAACGATCCTGGACTATCACGCGGAGACTGTGTTCCGGACGAATATGATGTCCGCCTACAACAGCGGCCGCAAGGAGATGTACCAGGACCCGGACATTAAAGAGTACTTCCCAGCCTATGCGTACACCTCCATCATGGATGGCCGCGAGACAGAGATCTGCCATGACCTGGACGGGTTTGTCGCCCTGGCAGACAATCCGATCTGGAACAAGATATGGCCTCCGAACCATCACGAATGCAGATCCACGGTCGTGACGATCAATAAATACGATTTCACCCGGGAGATGCTGAGCGAGAAACCGAGCGTCACGCCGGCGGAAGGGTTTGGGGGCTAAGACAGTTCAGAGTTTAGGAGTTCGGAGTTCGGAGAAAAGTAACCAGCAGGAGGACACAGTGAAAAAGTTCAGCGAGTTCAGTTTTGACGAAAAGCGCAAGATGATCAGCGATGCAATCCGCGATCTCAGGAAGAAAGCTACCCCCGGAGACTTCGATCTGTATCCGTGGATCCGCGAGATGTACGACGATCGCGCGATCGTCGAAGATGGGAAAAATCTCTTTGAGTATTCCTATATGATCGCAGCCGACGGCGCCGTGACCCTCGGGGATCCGAAGCAGGTAAAGGTGACCTACGAGGCCTTTGCCGAGATCAAGGGGATGGAGATCCTGCAGACCGGTACTCACGTTTCAGCATCAGGCTCCAAAGTCATATATGTCGAGGACGACCTGGACCAGATCATCAAAAACGCCGAGGCGCTCAAGGAAACCGTTCAACCGCCGCTCGTGGTCGGCCATGCCGAAGGAGATCTCGGCGAGCTGATCAATGCCCAGACCGTGGGGGCCCCGCAGGTCGGCTTTGTGGTGCCGACGAATCTGAGCAAAAAGAAAAACGAAGACGGCAGCTTCAGCCTGTTCGCGGACATCAAAGACGTGGCCGCCAAGGCATTGGACAAGATCGGCACGGAGCTGAAGCGTGTATCCCCAGAGATCTACGACAATTATAAATTCGGCGACAAGGCATACGGAAAAGTACTTCGGCGGGTGTCGTTTGTGACGATTCCCTCCATAAAAACCATGGCTGACGTTACCCAGGCACACCTCGCCTTTGGCGAGACGCCGGACCAGCCTACCACATGGGTGATCTTCTCTGAGGAGAGCCCAAAGTCCACAGGAAAGGAGACACCGGAGATGTTAATCAAATTGCAGGAGAGGATCGCCGCACTCGAGACGGAGAACAAAACCCTCAAGGCGGACCGGGAGAGCGTGGCAACGAAGCTTTCCGAGGCGCAGCAGAAGCAGAAGAAGGATGAAATTCACCGTTTCTGCGATTCCCTGAAGACGGACCCCAAGGGCGCACGGATCACCCCGGCCATGCAGGAGATGGGCCTCGAGCAGTTCATGGAGAGTCTGGACGACTCGACCGTCACGAAGTTTGGTGAAGCCAAGGACGGCAAACAGGCCGAGCTCAGCCAGCTCGGGTTCATGAAAGAGTTCCTGGGCAAGTTCGGACCGATCATACGCTTTGGCGAGACGGCACAGACCGGCTCTGGCGCAGCGCCCGAGAAGTTCGCCGAAAGCCCGCTCGTTGCCGACGCAAAGCTCCGCGCGGAAGCAGCGAAGAAATAAGTATAGGGCTGAGAGATTAAATCTATCCTCACCCCGAGCCCTCTCCTTGAAGGAGCGGGATGTTGTTAAACCCAGAAACAAGGAGGATCCAATGTTCACCAACCGAAACCCGTTTTTCATTGCAGGGGCCATACTGGTTTCTCTGCTTCTTTTCACCGGTATGCTCATGGCAGCCGGCAGCCGGCCGGATACATTGTTCGTGGTCGTCGGACTCGGTGCTTTTGCGGTGTTTTCGAAACGAACCACGCGCCGTCTGATAGTCGGCATCGTGGGCGCTGTCTACACCGAGCCGAATTACCTGTCCGACATCATCCTGCACGAACTGGACATGGATGGATCGCGCGAGCAGGTGACGGTCCTGTCCGGCCAGAACCTGACGATCGGCACCGTGGTCGGCAAGGTCACAATGGCAGGAGTTACCGAGACCCATGCAGGGAACACCGGCAACGGGGCTATGACGATCGACGCTGTCACTCCGAGGCTCGCAAATTGCCAGCTCGGAGTGTACAAGGCGGTCTGTATCCTCGGGGTCCCGGGCGGGGGCACTTTCCGCGTGACCGATCCCAAGGGCAACGTATTGGGCGATGTCGTCGTAGGCGGTACCTTCGAAAGCCAGATCAAGTTCGTGATAGCTGCAGGAGCTGCCGACTTCATCGAAGGCGATACGTTTCTGATCACCGTTGCAGCCGGATCCGGCAAGATCAAGATCCTTGCGCCCGCCGCGCTCGATGGCACTCAGTATGCATACGGCATCACGATCGCCGATTACGATGCGAGCTTGGCGGACCTTGCGGGCGTGCTTATCGTGCGCGATGCGATCGCGAAGACCTCGCGCCTCGTATGGCCCGGCGGAATCACTGCAGGCGAGAAGGCGACGGCATATGCCGAACTGGCAGCCAAGGACATCACGACCCGAACCGATCAGTAAGGAAATCAAGCGCCCTATCCCTGCAGTTGTCAGCAGCCGACCCGCATAGCGGAGCGAGGGGATAGGGAACCATAAATCACAATCGAACAAGGAGGAAACCATGTTTCCCAATCTTTTAAACGATCCCGCATTCAACAGCGCTTCACTGACTGCGGCGATCAATCACCTGCCGAACAATTACGGCAGGATGGTCAAGTCCAATCTTTTCCCCATCAAGGGAGTTGCCACGCGAGCCATCGTCATCGAGGAGTATCAGGGCGTACTTACCCTGCTTCCGACGAAGCCCCTCGGCGCCCCCGGGTCCACGGGCAAGTCCGGCAAGCGCAAGGTCCGCACCTTTTCAATTCTTCACATCCCGCACGATGATTCTCTCCTGGCCGCGGACGTGGCAGGCGTACGGTCCTTCGGGTCAGAGACGGAGCTGCAGGTGTTCTCGGCAGCGGTGAACGACAAGCTATCGGCAATGAAGAACAAGCACATGATCACCCTGGAGCATCTCCAGATGGGTGCGATACGCGGCACCATCCTGGACGCCGATGCCTCGACGCTCTACAACCTCTATACTGAGTTCGAGATCGTCCAGAAGGTCGTTGACTTCGTGCTCGGCACGGACACGACCAAGGTCGCGAACAAATGCCGAGAGGTTGTGCGTCACATCGAAGAAAACCTCAATGGCGAAGTCATGAGCGGCGTGCGCGCCCTCGTTTCCGAGGAGTTCTACGACAAGCTGGTCACCCACCCTCTTGTTAAGGAAGCGTATGCAGGCTGGTCCGCGGCACAGGACCGTATTGGAGGAGATCTCCGCAAGGGGTTCACTTTCGGCGGGATCACTTTTGAAGAGTACGTCGGCAAGGCTCCGGATGCGGACGGTGTCTCCCGCAGGTTCATCGCTGCCCAGGAAGGGCATGCTTTCCCCGAGGGCACGACCGAGACATTCGCAACGCACTGCGCGCCTGCGGATTTCATCGAGACGGTGAACACGAAGGGCGTTCACATCTATGCAAAACAGGAGCCGATGAAGTTCGGCCGCGGCGTGGATCTTCACACCCAGTCGAACCCGCTGCCGCTTTGTCATCGGCCCGCGGTGCTGGTGAAGCTCCATACCAGCAACTAATCTCTAAGGAAGGGAAGGGACGGGACGACCGTCCCTTCCGTTTAAACAGATGCAACGGTTCAAACCGTTTAAGCGGAGAAGTACATGTCCTACTGCACAAAGACAGACATCCTGAACCTCGAGCTCACCGAGGCCGAGTTGGTCCGTGTGACCGACGACAAAAAGCTGAACGAGGTGGATGCGGCAAAGGTGGCCGCGGCGATCGCGAAGGCCGATGCGGACATCGACGCGTATTGCCAGGCGCAGTATACCGTCCCGTTCAGCCCCGTGCCGACGATCGTCATGGGATGGTCCGCAACCCTGGCCGCGTTCAATTTGTTCCGGAACCAGCAGAAGCCGGCGACGCTGGTAGACCGGTACAACAAGGTCATGTCCTGGCTGAAATCGATCTCAGAGGGCAAGAGCGCGATCCCGGGCGTGACCAACGACGCTCTCAGCCTGCCGGCCAGCACGACCGAGGATTACGAGCCGGTGTTCAAGCGGGAGCAGAAAGACAGCAGCGGAGCCGTGCTCGAAAAAGGCACGATGGAAATCTGGTAGTAAACCCAACACACGGAGGAATGAAATGAAAAGATTACTCGTAATAGCAACTTTGGTTTTGTCCGTTCTAGGCGTGGCAATCCCCGCATCCGCGGCGAACCTGCTCTACAGCATGCCCACGATGACCGCCCTGGCCACCGGCCTTACCGGGTCCATCAGCGGCACCGCGGGCGCTGCGGTGATCAGCGGACCCACGCTCACCCTTTCCCAGGCGGGCACTTATTCTTTGTCCAGTATGGTGACCACCAGCACCGCGGCCTCCACGTTCTCAACTGCCCAGACAGCAAAATGCTGGCTCTACCGGACCAATAATACGCCCGGGGTGGTAGCCAATACCACTGCCGCGGTCGTATTCCCGATCATGACCACGCTGTCCATTCCCGGGCCTACGGTCGCGATCCCGCCCACATGGTACTCGACCTCGAACAGCGACGACGCTATCAAGGTCTATTGTTCCATCTCTGCAAATCCCAGCGCCGGAGAAGTGGACGTCACCGCTGTCTCGATGATGGGCCAACGGTTCAAGTAACGATTCCGGGGATGGGCCGTGCCGCCCATCCCCGGGTTCAGCAGGGGGGATTTAGATGGCCGAATGCGACCCGACCAGATGCCCGACAGGGCTGGCCTACAAAGAAGTAGGCCTCCGGCTTACGAACATAGAAGCCCAGACGGCTGCAACCCATAAGGTCGTGACGGACCAGGCAGTGCTGCTGCAGCAGGTCGTGGATCTTCGCGAGGACTTCAAGGAACTTAAAAAAGAGAACAACGACGATCACAACGATCTTTTCAGAAGGCTGCGGATACTAGAGGCCAGCAACAAGACAAAGATCACGGCGAAAGAGGCGCTTTATTATTTCGGAGGCACGATCGCCGCGATCGGTGGAATTATCGTTTTCATAAAAGCAGTAGTGTGAGGATGCCATGCCCCCGGTCCTGAAAGTAAATTTAGATCCGCTCAAGAAGTTCGATGCCGTGCTCGACGCTATCAGGAACAACGGCAAGAAGTTGGAGCCCGCGTTCAAGGCATCCGGGCTGATTGCCATGGAAAGCGTAAACAGGAACTTCATAGAGGGCGGCAGGCCGGAGAAGTGGAAGTCCCTTGCCCCGATCACCATACGCCAGCGCCGGGGGAACGGCAACCCCCAGCCCCTGCGCGACAGCGGCGTGATGATGTCCTCGGTCGGCGTGCCGGCAGCCGGCGGCGTGTTCGAACTCAAGCCCCTGACAGTCCGGGTCGGCACGAACGTGCCCCAGGCCGGAGCGCACAATGAAGGCATCGGGGTGCCGAAGCGAGAATTCATGGTCCTGCAGCCAGAGGACGAGGACAACATTCAAAAAGTTTTTGCGGAGCATATGGCCGGGGGAACGGGATGAAGACGCTCCAGGTAGAAATGCAGAAGCGCATCGCCGCCCGAGTGGGCTACCTGGGCAACGCCGTGCATCTGATTCCCGACGAGAACTTGCTTCCCTCCGGGACACAGTTCCCCTGCGTGGGCCTGAAGGATGGGCCTATCAAACATGTATACAGGCTGGGGATGACGAGGAAAAAGAGCGAACTTCAGGTCGATATTTTCTGCTACGTGGTAATCACGAACATGGAGACGGTCATGATAAACGGCGTTCCCGGGGATCCTGGGATACTAGATCTGACCGATGCCGTTCGGGAGTCCATCGAGAAGTGGAGCCCGGACGGATACACGTGGGAGAACGGGGACGTGGACGAGACAGAATCCGTCACCGTCAAGGCCGAGGACGACGGCAGGGTGCAGCGGAAGTCGTTCCGAATGAAGTGGCGAAAGGGGTGATGCGATGAAAGATCTCATTCTCGATAGAAGCCACAAGCGCGGCGATTCCGGAGACAAGGTCCGGCTGATCCAGGAATGGCTCTGCCTCCATGGTTTTTCCATTCCCGTCGACGGCGAGTTCGGCGCAGCAACCGACCTGGCGGTCAAACAGTTTCAGCAGAAAATGTCTTTGGCCGTCGATGGAGAGGTAGGAAACAATACATTCTCGATTCTTGTCCAGCCGATGGTCCGGGCAATAGAAAAAATGCAGGCGGTAAGAAGCCACACCTCGATTGGCAGCCTGGTCGCGGCCTACGCCATGCAACACTTGAGGCAGTCCCCCCGGGAAGTCGGCGGGCAGAACATGGGTCCCTGGGTGCGCTACTACACAGGGGGATACCAGGGCAAAGAGTACGCCTGGTGCGCGGGCTTCGTCTGCACGATCCTCCGCCAGGCCTGCGAGACGCTCGAGCTCGAGATGCCGGTCCCGTTCACGCTCTCCTGCGACACGCTCGCGATCGAGGCGAAAAAGGCAGGGCTGTTTGTGCCGGAAACCGAGGCACGGGGCAAGGCTCGCATCGGTTCACTCTTCCTCGTCCGGCGCACAGACAGCGACTGGACGCACGTCGGCATAGTCACGCAGGCCCAAGCCGACGCCGACGCATTCAGCACCATCGAGGGCAATACCAACGACAGCGGCGACCGCGAGGGATACGAGGTCTGCGAGCGGGCGCGTGGCTACGGGAAAAAGGATTTTATCGTCTGGCGGTAGTCGAGAAGTTAACAGTATTAAAACATGGAGGTGCCTATGGGTTTCTGGACAAAGGTTTTCGCATCCGGCGGGGAGCAGTCCTGGGGCAGGGTAGCCGCATCCCTGGCCCTGGCATTCTCCTGCTTCTGGGTGACACTCCTGGTCCTCAAGTTCACCAGCCCGGACCAGTACGAAAAGCTCTACCCCCTGGGCGCGTTCATCCTCTCTCTCGGCACCTTCGTCGGATCGCTCTACTGGATCAGCAAGCGCTACGAAACCATACAGAAGCAGGCAGAGAAAAAAGAAGAGGACCCAAAGCCATGATCCCCGTCATCACCATCACCCGCCTTGACAAGGGCGCCCGCTGGTCAGCCAGTGTGCATGGCAGCCCCATGGTTCATCTGGGCCGCACCGCCCAGGGCGCGCTCGAACAGGCACTGCCGCACGTAGCCGGCAGCGAGAAGGGAGCCGAACCATGCTCGAAAAAATAAAAACATACACTCCCTGGGTCATCACGGTAATCGCCCTGGCCTCTGCCCTGTACGGGTACTATCACCCAAAGCCGTCCCCGCAGGGTCAAAAGGAATTTGTCGCGGCAGAGGTTCCGAAGGAGTACAAGGCGGCCCCGAGGACGAAAGTCAAGACACAGGAGTGCCTCGTCACGGTTATTACGAAGACAGAGATTGTCATCCAGGAGAAGTGGCCGGATTGGTTCAAGCTGGACGACAACCTGCAGCTGACGGCGATCGGCATCGTTAAGCCGTACAAGGGCGAGACGGAGTGCGCATCGATCATCAACCTCCAGACCGGTGACAGCCGGATAGTCACGCGGCAGCTACCTGTCCCACTGTTCGGCTTCGAGAACACCTTCTACGTCGGCGGACTATACGGGGTGAACGGCGGATTCATGGTGAACGCCGGCTGGAACTTCGCGCGCGTCGGCAGCTTTTACCCGTCGGTCGGCCTGGCGTACGTGCAGAATGGCGACAAGAGCGCCGCGGTCGCAGGAGTGGGCGGGACGTTTATATTGAGCAAGTGAGGGTTTAATGCATACATCAATACCGGTCCAAAAAATTGCCTATAAACGGGTATCCGATTATGCCAGCCTCACGGCGGCCGTTGCAGCAATCGGCGCTACAGTCACGACCCTCATCATCGATACGGCCACAACCATTACCGCGGCAACCGTTATCCCCGCAAATATCACCATAATAGTGCTGCGCACCGGGTCCATAACCAAGGTGGCCGGCACGCTCACGATCAACGGCGCATTTTCGGCGGGATCGTATAAGGTATTTTACAGTTTTGCAACCGATGATGTGTCGTTCAGTGTCGGCAGTGTAGACCATGCACTGACGGAATGGTGGGGTGCGGTCGGAGATGATGCCACGGACTGCACCGTTGCCGTTCAGTGCGCCTTTGACTCCTACCCGGAGGTGCATTTTCTTAAGGGGACGTACAAGCTGAACTATAGCACCGCGTCGGCTATCTATATGAACAAGCCGCTGCGCTACTACCGGATCACCGGCAAGGGGCTCAGCACGATAATCAAGGGTTATAACTACCCCGCCGGGAAACATATATTCAAGCTCAACGAGGACTCGCTCGGCAATGTAGTCAATTCAGGTCCGGGTGCGTACAAGGCGTTTTTTGAGATGATGGGCTTTGACCTGTCCGACGCATCGAACAACGCCACGGCGTCTGTCATGAAAGTGAACACCGCGCCCGTTTATTGGCGGACCGTTTACCTGAACTCCGTGTATTACGGCATTGAGACCGTGAACTACTGCGACGGCATCGGCCTCTATAATGTGACCGCCAGCGGCACGGTCAAGGCTGGCGGGGCCATCTATTATCAGGGTAGTAATGGCGACAACCTGGTCATAAAGCAGTGTTATTCGATGGGCAACTATTACACTGCTTTTGTCAACCGCAGCTCCGGCGGTGTCATAGAGCAGTGCATGGGCAAAGTGCGGCTCTATAACACGCACGGCTCCAGCATTCGCAACCATCACCAGGAGGGGCTCACAAACGGCCACATGATTGAGATCAATAACTCAACGGTCACGATCGAAGATTCGTATTTGATGAATCAATATATAGCCCCCGGCACCTATTATCCAGTCTATATAAATGATGAATTGGGTACGAATTTGAGCGCGTCTCAGGTGACCCTACGAAACAATTTATTCCCGTTGAAGAATACAAATGGGCTGAATTACAGGGCCGCGGATATATATATCAAAGACCCATCGCCGACAACCACTATATTCTTGATTAATAATTTCTCAGGAATGTATCAGCAAAACTATTTCACCATGAACGGGAAGATGGGGATTACTGCACAGTCATCCGATGCGACTCTCAGTGCCTTGCTGCAGACTAACAAATCACTACTGTCCGGCGATATTGCTATCGGATATTTCAACGGTGCGTATCGAGTATTTCCAATATCAGGTCGGGTCGATTTTATGGCGTACTCAGCAGCAGCATCCATGAATGTGCCGACGGAATCGGGAGTGTATGTCGGCACGATACCGGCAGGAACAACCTATTATTATCGATGCGCAATTGTTAATTTGATGGGGTCGTCGGCAAAATCTACCGAGCGCAGTAAGTTGACAACCGCCAATAATGTATCAATACAAATACAGGTCAACGGGTCGCTGCCCTCGTCTATCATCAGGATATGGCGAGGCACCGCGCCTGATACCTATGACCGCTATGTGGACATCCCGACACCGGGTGGCTATGTCGTGTATCTCCACGATACCGGGGGCGCGGTGAGCGGATACGAATGGATCATTGCGGGCATACCCACTCCGCCGACCGTCAACACGTTATACGAGGGGACCATGTTTTTGGGCGGGAAACGAGAATTTAACGCAACGGCTGCTCCAACAGCGGGAACGTGGGCGGTCGGGGATCGTGCGATAAATTCTGCTCCCGCTGTTGGACAACCGAAAGCATGGTCCTATACTGGAACCTGGACCAGTGAAGGTAACCTGTAAGGAGATTACCCCATGGCAATCAAAAAAATAACCGCATCCTACAATACCGGTGCATCGCTCACCGTCACCGTAATCGACGATGAAACCGGGAATATTCTCGACGATACGGACGGCATATTCCGGGCCGAGGGTTTGGCCGCGGATATTCGCATGGCAATCCCGGAGCACCTCGTTGCCAATGGTTTCACCGCCGATATAAAGGGGCTGTACGAGCACTCCGAAAACCGTGTTCCCTGGCCCGATGGCGATAAAACACTGTTGTTCCGCAAGGTCGGATCGGATGACGTGATCTGGTCAGATCAAATGCGGACTGAGGCCGATACCGAGGTGCCGGTAGACACCAAGGAGATACTTGATAGACTCGGGGCTTTCACCGGCACCGGGGAAAACACTGTCCTTGGATTTTTCAAGGCGCAGCTAAAAAAAGACGCGGAGATCCCTTCCGACATCGGGGGCAGTTTCAATCCGGCAACGGACAGCCAAGAGGCGCTCCAGGAAAAGCTCGTGAATGGGGTAACTATTTCTACCGTCCAGGTTACGAACGGAGTGCTGACCACCGCCGTGACCGAAGGGAGCGAGGTCCTCTGGAAGCGCGGCGATGCGGACCGGCTGACCGTGAACTTGGGCTCAGCCTACGCCAAAGCGGGTTCGAAGTTCTATCTCTGCATCAAGGCAAACCAGACCGACAACAATACCGCGGCCATCGTGAATGCCGAATGCACGATCACGGACGCATCAAACGTGGTCGGGTATATCGACCTCACAGCCGCACAGATGGCCATGGGGGGCAAATACTATGCCGAGATCGAGCGGCGCGATGCCGACGGAGCCAGCAACCCCCGGACCTGCTGGGAAGCGGTCTGGAGGATCACCCAGGATACCAGACAATAGGAGGAAGTCATGTACATCGAATTCAAGGAGTCCGGGGAGAGCCCGGAGATCGGCGTGTTTACCAAGGGCGAGAAGCGGGAAGTATCGGACCTTCTCGGGCAGAGGTTCAAAGACCGCGGCCTTGCGAAGGCCGCGACGAAGACCAAGGCGGAAGCCGGGGAGGTGAAGGGCAATGGCAACGAATAAGACGTATGTGGCGATCGGCGAGGAGGCCGCGCGGGGCACGAAAGAGGCGACGACCGTTTCATTCCTCCCGCTCGTGGCTGTTCCGAAGATCAAGTTCGAGCCGAAGGACGAGGCCCGGAAACAGGTCCGGGGAGAGCAGAGCAGCCTGGGGGCTACAGCGATGCGCAGGTATCAGCGGGCCTGGTCCGGAGGACTGGAGATCGAGGGGTACTCCGAGGGCGGGACGGTCAAGGGCGGAATCGGCACCATCATAAAGCACTTCCTGGGCAAGATGGCCAGCGCGCAGAACGGGGTCACCGGGCAGTATCTCCACTTCGGCTACCCCGTGGCGGATCCTTTTGCCGCGGCAAACTTGGCAGGCAAAGCGCTTACCCTGAACGAGAACACGAACGAAGGCGACACTATGAAAAATTACCCCTGGGTGGGCGGCAGGGTCAAGGGTATTACTTTTGCCCAGGAGCCGGGACAGTCGCTCAAGATCACGCCTGACTTTTTCGGACAGTTCCGAGATGCGATCACGGCAGAGATCGGCTCGCCGGCGTTCCCGGCCGAGAACCTTCGCTTCGATGCCTCGCACTGCAAGCTCTACACCGGGACGATCACCCGCACCGGATCCGCCCCGGACTATACGCAATTTGCCTTCGGATCCGCGACCCTGATCAAACCGGACAAGCTCACGATTAAATTGGAGGACGGCAAGTCCGACGCTCTCCGCCTGGCCGGGGTCAACTATGCGGACAAAACCCGGATGGCCGGTCTCGTGAAAGCAACGCTGGAGATGACGATCGACCTGGAGGATCCTGCGTCCGGGTTCAGCTCCGTGGACGACTTCAACCTCTGGTACTCGGACATCACCAGCTATATAAATTTCTGCGCGGTCTGGGACACGGGCGTGCAGGCGGGCACGGGCGACAATCACATGCTGATCATCGATCTTCCGGTAATGGCACGGAAGGGCGGTGAGCCGGACCGGAGCCCGGACAAGGACCCTATGATCACGCTGGCGTACGAGTCGCTGCTGGATCTCACGACGACGCAGTATCCCTTCGGCATCGCGTTGAAGAATACGGGAGCGACTGTGTAGCAAGTCGCCGGCGATGCGACAAGGATCGCCGCAGAGGCGGCGTAATTAATTTAATCAGGAGGATCTATGGCAATAATCACTTTCGATAAAGATGACGTGATCGAGTACGTTCCTGTTTCCGAGCGGAACAGCGAAAACCCGACCGTTGTCTTGATGAAGCATGTGACCTTTGCAGTCGCGCAGAAATACCAGAAGATGATCGCGGCACAGGTCAAAGGCATGGGCGGGTTCAATCCGGAGAAGATCGCCGAGAACACCCGCATGATCCAGAAGAAGCAGTTCTGTGAGAACGTTATAGGCGTGAGGAACTTCTTTGTCAAGGGCCGAGAGATATCTACCTCCGCGGAGCTGTACGAGGCAGCGGACAGCAAACTGATCATCGAGCTGATCAACGCCATGGAAGACAGCGCCAGGCTGACGGAGGGTCAACTGAAAAATTTCGCGCAGGAGTCTGGTACAGCTTCAGGCGAGGAAAAGGCGAGCTGAGCTTCGACTGCCTGAGCTGTTCAGACTCCGACAAGGATCTGCGCAACTGCCACAACTGGAAGGGTCTCGAGGAGACAGCGTTCGTCTTTGGCGAGATGGACCCCTTTGAAAAGGACGAGACGATCACTGCTTTGAAAGAGGCCCGGGCCGCGAAGACGGCAACGCTCCACGGAGTCCGGCTGTTCGAGTGCCCGGTGGGCTGGATATCTCAGGAGACGCACGAGATCATGCGGGCGATATTCCTGGTCGAACAGACCGGCAGGCTGCTCTGGCCGGGCGAGTGGGCGGACCAGCCTGCATGGCTGGTGCAGGCTTTCGAGATATACGGGAGCCTGAAGGCGGAATGGCACAGGCCGAAGGAAGAGGCGAATGAGCAGAAAAAACGTTGACATCGTCATAAGCGCCGTCGACCAGTTCACCGATACCCTGACCAAGGCTACCGCTGCCCTGGCGTCCCTCTACGGGGTGTATAAGCTGGGCGAGGAGGCAGTGGCCCAGGCCCAGGAGCAGGAGAACGCCGAGGCGAAGTTGGCCATTGCCCTGGGGAAAACGTCCCAGGCGCTCCTGGAACATGCCGGCGCCATGCAGCAGAGCACGAAGTTCGGCGACGACATGGTGATACAGTCTTATGCCGCGGTTGCAGCGTTCATCAAGAACGAGGAGCAGATAAAGAAGGTGACTGCGGCCGCGGCGGACTTTGCCACGGCTTACGGCATGGACCTTGTCTCTGCCTCTGAGATGCTTACGAAGTCGATCGCCTCGAACAGCAACATGCTGGGCAGGTACGGCATGGAGGTTACCGGCGCGGCAGGATCAGCCGAACGGCTTAATTCCGTCCTGGATCAGATCAACCAGCGTTTCGGCGGCCAGGCCGCGGCCCAGGCCCAAACGTTCAGCGGCTCGGTTGTGCGGCTCAAAAACGCCTGGGGAGATCTCCTCGAGGTGTTCGGGAATGTGATCGTCCGGAACCCGGCGGTGATCAAGACGATAGAGATACTGACAGGGGGGATGTTCTCGCTCGGGGCTTCTGCGAACGAAAGCAAAACGTACCTGCGGGAATTGGTGCGGGACGGACTGGCGTTTGTCATTGACGTCGTCGGGAAAGGCATCGGAGTTGTGGGCGCCTTCCATATGGCCTGGGAGATGATGAAGGTCGGGGTCACGTCTATCGTGGGCGTTATCATCGAGGGACTTCGTTTCTTTTACACCGTCATGACGGACACGGTCCTCGCTCCCTTTAACCTTCTTTTCGATGCCCTGGTCAAGATCGACGCCATCGGAAGCAATCCCCTGAAGAACATGAAGCAGGGGCTTGATGACCTTGCGGGCGCAGCCTGGGAAAACAGAGATGCAATGCTGGCCCACGCGGACCAGGTCTATAACAAATATGATACGGTCACGCAATCGATCTATGAGATGGCAGAGGCCGTCCGGAACACCGACGTTTCCCAGGAGACGGAGGCAGGCGGGGTAGACCCGATCGCTGCCTTCGAGGCGGAAAGTGAGATCCGGCTGGAGCTCCTGACCGCGCGGTACGAGGCGGAGCGGGAGCTGGCAGCCGAGAACGACGCGCTGAGCGAAGAGGCGCAGCTGGCATCGCTTGCCGTGTTCGACATGCAGCAGATGCAGTCCTATGAGAAGTTTGCCGCGACGACCAGGAGCAAGGCCGAGCTGGAGTACCTGGTGGAAACGCAGAAGCTCCAGCGCCAGGCGTTCATCGTGGCGCAGCAGATGCAGCTTGAGCGTATCCGGGCGCAGGCAGGCATGCAGGCGCTCAGCAACGTGATGGCCTACAGCCAGTACATGTACCAGCAGGGCGGGGACCACGCCCGGAAGTACTTCTCCATGTACAAGGCGGCTGCTACCGCCCAGGCCCTGATCAAAACCTACGAATCGGCCACCAGCGCGTACAGCGCCATGGCAGGAATCCCCTATGTCGGCCCGATTCTGGGTGCCCTTGCGGCGGCCGCGGCAGTGGCGGCGGGTCTGGCGCAGGTAAGCAAGATACGGTCAATGTCCATGGACGGCGGTGCAGGCGGAGGCGGGAACCCCTACGGCACAATGACCCAGCCCACAGCGGCCCCGCCGACCGCAGCCTTCCCGGAAACGGGCGGGGAGGTGCCGTCCCTGGGCGGCACCCAGAACCAGCCCGCCGGTCCGACCCAGGTGTTCGTGACCGTGAACAGTCCGCTGGCCACGGAGAACTGGGACCAGATCGCCGAGAAGCATATCGTTCCCGCCATAAACAACGGCGGCACCCGCGGGGTGCAGCTGAACCAGAATGTCGTAGCAGCCCAGTAAAGGAGCGCCATGTCCTGGTCACCTGTAGTTTTCTATTACGATCACGGCCTGTCCGGACTGACGGCAACCTATGCTCACGCCAGTTATCCCGTCGCCAACATCCTCGACAGGGTAGACGGCACCATGTGGAAATCAACAGCCACGGCCACTCAATACATCACTTTTGATGCGGGAGTCGGCGTCACCATCAGTCCGGATTACCTCCTCATATCGAATCACAACCTCAAGACGGCCGGGGCCACGATCGTCCTGCAGTACTCGACGGACAATTTCGCAGCTGACATTAACGACATCTTTACAGCCTATGCCCCGGCGACCGACACGACCCAACTCAAGACTTTTACCACCCAGGCAAAGAGGTACTGGCGGCTTAAGATCACCGGGGCGACGGTCAATCCCTATATAGGCCTGTGCTGGTGGGGGCCGAAGACGGCACTGGACTATGCCGACAGCATCACTCCCTACGACGAGGAGATCAAGGCCAATGTGAACATCGGGGAGACCGGCTTTGTGCAGGGGATTCACACGAAGTACACCGAGAGGCAGCTGGACATCAAGTTCGAGGACATGGACAGCACCCTGACCGCCAAACTCATCGCCTGGCGGGATGCTGTCGGCATGGGCCTGTTCGGGGTCCAGTGGGAGCCCGGGGACCACAGCACCGACATATGGATGATGCGCCGGGCCAAAGGGAAATATGACGCCCCCTTGAAGCAGGGAGGGCTGTACGTTGATAACAAGCTGGCACTCGTGGGCCGGAAGGAATAACGTCGACAATGATAACATTCCCCGCTAAATTCGAGGCAGAGCTGCAGAAGCAGCCCAATAGTCCGGCATTCATCGTTAAAATGACGAGCACGGGAACGATCTCCCACGAGGAAACGCTGCAGGCGGACTGGAATGCTTCCCCGGACAAGAGCTCCGATATCGACCTGACGACCAGCGCGGGGGATATCCTGCTGCCGGCGTACGTTCTGTCACAGGTCACGTCTAATGGGGAGGTGACGATCCACGGATTCTATGGTGAGAGGATATGTCAAAAGTTCAAGACCGGAAATACCGCATCAGGGCCGTCTGTTGCAAAGTTCACTTTTAAAGCCAGATACCCTCTCGGCGCCGGGACGCTCCCCGTGTCGTTCTCAATTTTTGCGCACAACGCGGGTACGAACCACCCTAACTTCAGCGCAATGATAGGGAATTGGCAGACCAATGTTACCCTGCCGGCCACTGCGCAGGTATTTACTGTCGTCGCCCCTACCGCCATCGTTCTTTCCGCGAACACGTATTACTGGGTCACCGCGTCGCCGGACTATTACACTGATGTAGAGATGGCGTTCTCGTGGCAGACGACAAACCCCTATGCTGACGGTTTCGCTGTTGTCAATTATGACGATTATACCTCATTTAGTGATTACGCGTCGAACGATTTTTATTTTAAACTCGAAGGGTACTACTCGAATAAATATCTGGTGACTGCGAACATGGACCTGGGGAGCACCCCCGCAGATCCGGGAGAGTGGCGGTTCTCCACGCTTCTGCCGTCTGCCACCGCCGTTGTTTTTATTGCGTGGTCTTCGGCGACCGGGGCCTTTGCCGGAGAAGAGACGGCGCTGGGTACCGTGACCGATGGGCAGGCCATCAGCGACCTCAAGCGTTACTATCGGGTGAAGGCTACCCTGACAACGACGGGCCAGTACACGCCCTCTGTCCGGTCGATCATGGCCTATTTCCCCATATACCTGTCCGTAGCCGATCATCCAAGGTTCGGGTATGAGCCGTCTGTCTCCGATGTGTCCACGCTTCAGACCACGATCGATATGTTCAGGGCGTCAACGATCGGGCAGGTGTCGGTCAAGCTTGCCCTGACCAAACAGATCTCGAACTATCTTAAGAGCGAGTACCCGAAGAACAAGGAAGTCCGGGTACTGATGGGCTTCATTGCGGACGGGTTCGCGGAGGCGGATTTTGTGAATTACTATCGGGGCATGGTCAGCGACTGGTCGTTGAGCAACAAGGACGAGGTGACCTTGAAGCTGCGCGATTTTCACGGATCGTGGCAGGATGTCATGGTGCCGGCAAAATGGCAGACCGTATCCGACGACGTGACCTTCACCGCGCAGCATCACACCGACACGATCATAAGCCTTGCCAAGGGATACATCGGGACAGCGGACCGGTATCTTGACCAGGACAGCATAAACACGGTAAAGATTGCCACGGACGGATGGACCATTACGCGCACCCTGACAGGCAAAACGTTCGACGCAAAGGCGCTCATGGAGGAGCTCCGGATCCTGCTGGGGGCGTTTTTCATCCCGAACGCAGACGGCAAGGTGAAGCTCAAGAGGTGGGACGCGTCCGAGGCGGCGATCCTAGATCTGACCGAAACCGAGATCCAGGACCTGACATATCAGAGCAATGCCGATAACCTCATAAACAAGACGTATATATATTTTAACCACGACGGAACGACCGGAACGGACCAGAAGAACTTTGCCGCTCTGGACATAAACACTGACTCCACGAGCCAGAGCAACTGGGGAGAGACCAAAACCAAGGAGGTTAAGGACTACTGGACCAAGACGGCGCAGGCAAGCCAGCTGGCCGACCTGTCGAATAAGATCATCGCCCGGTTCAAGAACATCCCCGACATTCTCCAGTTCTCCCTGGATCTGCGGTTCATGGCGTTGGAGGTTGGGGACATGGTCAGCATTACCCACCGCCGGGTCCCGTCTACGGACCTGACCGGGATCAGCGGGGTCAAGTACCAGGTCGTGAACAAGGACCTGGACTTCAAAAAGGACCGAGTGAAGTTGAAGGTTTTGCGGGCGTCATGAGCTCTCTGAAAATAGTCGGGCAGGCATGGTGTTTTTGTGTTATACTCTTGCGAATATGATGTGAGGAGGGAGACTATGCTTGAGTTTATCATCGCATTCTGGTTTATTTCGCTGGTAGCAACATCTTATGAGCAGGGGGAGGCCAACCCGCTGACCCCGGAGCAGATCGCCGAGATCGCCCAGGCAGAGCAGCAGCAGTGTGAGCAGGGGGGGTACCTGGACACGATTGAGCGAGTGAGGAAGTGCAGATAGAATTTGACCTTGTACAGTTTTTGTGTTACTATCCCGCCTGATTTTTGATCTTCCCGCAGGATTTTTAATCTTGCCATCATTAAAAATCAATAACTTACGCGCAGGCAGACTACTTCGAATCCGCAGGTCGCAGGTTCGACTCCTGCCGGGCGCACCAAAAATTAAAATAAAAACAATAGATTAGCGCCGGTCAATCACTGACCGGCTCTTTTTGTTTATCGGGCTGTACAGGTATCGTGCCGGAAAGGGCCTTTCCCGGGCTTGGCTGCAGAGTTGATGGCGGTCTCATCCTGTCGATGGCCCCGGTGGTCTGTGCCAGGAACAGAGGCATGACCGTGGCATATATTTGGGTGGTCGATATACTGGCATGTCCCATTATCAGCTGGATATTGGCTATGTCCTCGCCGTCGGACAGTGCCCAAGTGGCGAAGCTGTGCCGGAGCATGTGGGACGTTATCTTTACCCCACTGTTCAGGGAGGCGTTGTCGTAGGCTTTCCGGGTGCTGATGACTCCGTGAAAAATATAGGGGCCGTCCTTGAATTGCTCGAGTGCAGCCATGGTTTCGAGTGCCCATGCGTTCAGCGTGATGACGATATCCTCTGTGGTCTTTTTCCTCTTGTAAGTGATCAGTCCGAATTCCTTGACATAGTTTTTGTCCCAGCGGAGCTTTCCCAGATCGCTATCTGCGATGCTGGTGCAGAGGGACAGGATGGCCCGGTACCGGTTGAGGGGCTTGTCGATGTGCGGGAGCCAGGCTGCGATCTGGTCCGGGGTGGCGTACTTCGGGAGAGACTTCGGGCACCTGAGCAGCTTGACCTTTACGGGGACCTTATAGATCATGCCGTTGTCGACCGCCCGGTTGAGCATGGCGCGAAGGCACTGAAGCCGAAGGTTGATGGTACGGGGATGATAGGGCGCGGGGACCTCCTCGTCCTGTTCGTTTTTCACGGTCCAGTTCTTGAGCTTGCCGACAAAATCCTCGAGGTGCTTTTTGTTCAGATCGTTTGTTCGCAGGTGCTCAAAGGAGGGGCGCAGAAAATTTTCTATATAGAGCTTGTCGTCCCGGAGGGTGCGGGGATCTTTGTTGTTTTTGCTGTATTCCAGGTATTCGTCGAAAAGGTCCTTTAGCGGAGGGTTCAGTTTTTTGTTCTTCTCGGGCAGGCCGAGGAGATCCCAGCGCTCGGCGCCGTTGTAGTCTTTGGCGATCTCTTCGGCCAGATCCCGGTCCCTGGTCTTGAGGCTGGTCCGTTTCTCTTTGTCGGGGTTTGCAGGATCGGGATAGCAGATGTACATCCAGCCGTTCCGCTCGACGATGTACGCCATGAACTATCTGGAGGCCTCGCCCTGGATGGCGTGCTTGAAGTCTTCGGGGGACTTGAGGTTCTTGATCTTGACGGAGCTGCCGCCGGAGCCTACGACGGTGACGGTGCCGAGATCGGAGAAGGACTGGCTGACGTTGACGGCTTCGATCTTGCCGAGGAGCAGCTCGAAGTTGTTTTTGGTGGACCATCCGGTACGGATGATGACGCGCTTGTTGGTGACGACAAAGGAGGAGCTGCGGAATTCTATGATCTTGACAACGAACCAGGCTAGGGCAGCCATGAACGGCCAGGCAACGCCGCGAGGGCCGGTGAGAATTGTCGAGGTGATGAAGAGGATGACCGCGGCCGGGACGAGCATAAGCCAGTGCTGCCGGCCTTGATAGACGATCTGTTCTCCTGCGAGTAATTTGTACGACATGACTTCCTCCCTTTCGACCCCTGTCTGGATTTGGACTCCCTGCCTTCGACTCCCCTAAAAATACCCCGATCTAAAAATTCCAGCATGATATAATAATCCCTGATTCGTATACTTCTAGCTGGAGGGAATCATGAAATTATCTGCAACTGTTTTCGAGATAAATGCTTTTCAGAAAAAAATCAGGCCCGGCCCGGCTGCAGCGCCGCTTGCTCAGCCCTGTAGTGAGTGCCCGTATAAAATGCTTGTTGACCTGGTGGGCGAAACCCGGAAGGCGATACGGGCTCCGCATGAAGATCATTCGATCTAGCCTACCTTCTTTTTCTGTTCCCGTTTTTTCTTCTTGAGTATGGGGGCCAGGCGCGGAACCTTCTGGACCATCTGTTCCATGGTGGCCT